ATCTGGTTATTGCCGGATTTTCTGCCAAAGGTACGCAAAAATCCCGATTATTCCGCCCCCGGCGGGCCATTTTGCACGCCGCGCTTTTGTATTTTCCCGAAAAGAGTTATCTTTGCCTCCGGTTTCCATGAGGACTCGTCCCGTGCGGAACAAATCCGGGGGTGCCCGGTTTTGACAGCAGGCAGAGTCGGATTGTAAGCACGTCGAGCGCTGTGTGGCGGCTCGTAAATCCCGACACTCGACAATCAAATGGCAATAACAGCTATGCACTCGCTGCCTAATTTTCAAGGAAAATTAGCTTAATCGCCGGGTCCAAGGCGGCTTGGCGACGAGTATCCCGGGCGACTGTTCCGCTCCTTAACGGTTGTCCATATGGGGTATCATCAATTTGGAGATAGTGCGACGGAGGGTTCCGGCCGGCGTGCGAAATCAAAGGAACTGGGCTTGGGGTTAGGTTGCCGCCTGCCAGACCCCGGGAGAAGGACCAAACGGCGGATAAGCGTGTAGAAAGCTTTCGGGCTCCTTGTTTGGACGCGGGTTCGACTCCCGCCACCTCCACTATTGAAATTGACATCTGCTTAATATTTAAGCAGATGTCAATTTTTGTTTAACTAATCGTTTCACTATTTGCCGCTGTTGGCGAAAAATGGATGTCTGCTCAACATATCGGCGTTCTCTTGTGCGGACACCTTGATGTACTTCAGAAATGTACTCTCTTTAGTGTGTCCCGTTATCTTCATGATGGCAATGGTTGGTACACCCGATTTATAGGCATTGGTCGCAAATGAGCGTCGAGCCGTATGCGATGACACCAATTGATATTTTGGCATTACAACTTCTACGTTTTGGCCGCCAACGTTTCTGTTGATGAGTACCTCTTGTGTGATGCCAGCCAGTCGACACAATTCCTTGATGTGTCCGTTCAGCTTCTGATCCGTAATGGTATCGGATAAATCAAATCCTCTGTTGATAATCTCTCGGACAACGGGATGAATGGGAATAACAACTGAAGTTCCTGTCTTCTGCGTTTTAATCGTGATGAACCTCCCTATATGTGCATCTCGTAGTCTAGAGAAGTCCGACACCCGCAGGCCGGTGTAACAGCCAATCAGGAATAGTCCTCTTGCTCGTTCCAATGCGGCTATTCTTCGGGGTATATTATCCCCTTCTTTGGCCTTTTTCGATACGGTGTCCGACAATATGGCCTTCTCGATGTCTAGATCATGAATCAACTTCAATTCGTCCAGATCGAGATACACGTTGTCTACCGGATCCTTTGGCGCGATAAAATCCCGGTGATCGGTGCCGTGTTCATCGTGAAGGCGGTCGTTTTCACGTGACTCCCTATAAGTCTGCTTGACAATATTGACAACGTTTCCAAAATAGTTACGGGAATATCCCTTTTCGTAAAACCAATGCTGGAATCGGTTGTAAAAGTCGATGTTAATGTCTGTTATTCGTAGTCTGCTACGGGTGTATTCCTCAAATTCCCGAAGTTTTCGCAACGCCTGTTCGTACTTTATGACGGTGCGTTTATCCCTTACCAGGGCGTAACGGGGAATGTATACCTTCTCGATGTAGTCGCAGAAGTAGCTGGTGTTTAGACTTCCGCAGCCATCCATGCCGGCATCCGATAACTCCGATATTGCCTTTGCAAACTCTTCCGGAGTTGGCGTTCTTTGTTCGTATTCGAACTTCCTGACGGCTTGTCTTCCTATCTCCTCCCAATGTTCTATGGCCTCGTTTATCGGCTTCCCGTCAAAATCGGCCGTCACCTTCGCGCGATGTTTCGCTGTACTCCAATACTTCGGCGGAAGACCTACACCAATACTCTTTCGGTATTGCCTGCCGTGGAGAGACACGATCATTATAACGGTTGCTTTGGGCCGCCGTTTATTTATGATAGTGAAGGTGATCATTCGACGCTATCGAATATGGAATCTTCAAATTTTACAGCAAGGCCTGAAGCCATAAATCTAGCCTGAGGTTGAGACTTTGATACGGGTTCAAACTTTATATTAACACCTATTATTCCATTTGCACCTTTTTTTTGGCTATATCCACTAATTCATTGATCATGAGTTCCTCAGATGGATTTTTGCCTATGCCATTGATTCCTATCTCGACAGTTATGCGTTGTAGTGGAATATATTTGTATCCATTATAATCAGAAAGTGGAGATACGATTATTCCATCCTTTACATATCTATGATAATCGAAATAGTGATAGGTAATATATGGCGTGTGAACTACGCAAGAATACATCAAAAAAGCACATAATGATAGTATAGCCGCAAATCGTTTCATGATGTTATTCCGTCAATTTTTTACGAATCTTTACCAATTCTTTTTTCATTATTCCCGCGATGCCGGCATATCCATCCATTTGAAGATACAGCACGCTTGAACCCATTCCGGATCTTTTATTGATAGACAATTCTCTGCCGGCATTCATTGCTGTTATGCTTTCATCATTTTGTAAATTGTCTATCAAGTTTATCATTTGGTCAATTGTCGAAATAGACTCTTCTTTCCCGTCTCCGAGTAATACAAGAAAAGAATCATCGAACCTATTGCTGGTAGGTAATACTATCCAATATCTCGATTCTGTCTTTTCCAGCCAAACTGTATTACCCCTTAATTTAAGTAGTGTTTCTGTTTGTGGTTTCTTCTCAATTTGATACAATTGAGAATAAATTGAGGAAACACCAAACAACGTCGTTAGGATCAACGAAAGTAAAATCTTTTTCATATTTTTTATTTCAAAGATAAACACAACATCACTTTGTAGAACCCGAAGATGTTGGAAAATTTGACAGCAAACGGCTGGAATTTAGGATCCGGATTCAGCGAATAACACATTACCTCGTCATCGCTATTTCCTTTGCGCACCTCCTTTACTATCGTTCCATTCATCGTGTCGAGGACATATACGCGCCCCCATTCTATGAATGCCTTCTCGTCTATGCGCTTTATAAGGATGCGCGACCCACTCGGATACTCCGGGGCCATAGAATCTCCGGTTATCGTTATGGCAAAGTCAGCCCCGGCAATAGGGGAGATCACCTTCTCGCAATCTGTCGCTCGAATTGATGCTACAAAGTCATTCAACGGGCCGCCCTGCGCATACAGCGGAAGGAGCGGAACTAGGTGAGCACTGGGGATTTGATCAGATGGTTCTTCTTGTTTACAGGAAAGATATTCACCTAATTCACCATATTTCTCTGTTAATAGATTATAGTACTCTTCCGGCATCGAATCTTTACCTGTTTCGATTTGGGATATAAAAGATTGTCCAATTCCTAGTATTGACGCTAGATCCTTTTGGCTCAATCCCTTATCCTTTCTAAATCTCCTTAAATCGAAATTCATAAGTATTTCTTATAAAATATTCCTTATATTATTCGTATATATCAGAAATATATTTCTTATATTTGCAATATGAACACAACCGATACCACAAAGATACGGCGACGGTTCACAGCTTGAAATAGCAAATATATATAAATTTTTGAGAACAAATGCAATATCCGCAATCGAAATCATTCAACAAGGGCCTGCGCGAGGTGGCATACGGCAAGCATAAGGAGTTGAAGGCTGCGCTTATGAAAGCAATCGGAATCGCCTCCGAACCTATTTGGCGCAAGTACCGTGACGGCCAGACGAAATACCTCGATGTAGACGTCGCCCGTCGCATCGAAGAGACCTTCGCAGCTTTCGGTGTGAAGAACCCATGGGGTGAGTAGCCATGAAGACGGATTCAATACTCTCAAAGGCCGAGGCACGTGTATCGCGTGGGTATGTGGAGGGATTGAGTGGCAAGGAGATCGCCGACCGTCTCTGCATATCGTACAACACGGTGATCCGCCACACGCAGAACATCTACGAGAAGATCGGCCGGCACTCGATTCACGGGCTGGTGGCGTGGTGGTTCTGCACGAACTTCGACATTGAGCTGGGAGAGATAATCCGTCGCATCGGAGCTGGCTGTCTGCTGCTCCTGTTCTGCGCCTACACCTTCGGGGGAGGCGAGTATGAGCGAACGGCACGTCGAGTACGACGCAGTCGTCGGGAAGTTGAATATATCATTGAATCGTAATACCATGACAGCATACGAGGCATTTGAACACTATTCGCAACTGGAGGCGAAATGCGCAGCACAAGAGGAGTTGCTGTCGCACAGTGTGGACGTGAGACGATTCGACAGCATAGGAATGACGATCAAAGAAGCTGCCAGGTACCTCGATATGCGCCCTAGTACGGTTCGGGATTATGCCAAACGCGGCCTTCTGATCCTGCATCCCGATTCGACCGATGCAAAGATCGTTGTGAAAGCCTCGGACGTGTTGTCGAAGACGAAAGATCAGCTGCGCCGGGCGAAGCGAAGGCTGAAGTGGAACATCAAAGACCGACAGATATGACAATGAAAGAACGAACGCCATACCACGGATATGAGATCCAGCTATGGCACCTGACGCCGGAGGAAGCATACCGGCAGAGCCGGAAAGACAACCGGACGCGCCGGTGGGCGATTATCCGATGCGCGATCCGGCGGTGGCTGGGAATGAAGTAACGACGACAGGGAGTTATCCACCGGGGACGCCCGGGTATGTGGAAGTCATTGACGCGAGGATCGAGCCGTTGAGATGATCATCAAACACGGCCAACGGAAACGATGAGGGCAGATACCTTTTCTCGCAGGTAAGAATCAAAGCTGCCGCCGGTGCGAATCCGGCACTCCCTCAAATAGCCACCCTTCGAGGTGAGGGGTCTTTCGCTGGCAATAACCCCACAGCAAAGCGATGCAGCAGTTCTTTGACATTGTGGCGATCGTCTGCAACGACGTTAAACCCGGAGACCGACTTGGCGGCGACCGGGCGGGCAACCGACAAATACCAATCATCGAGCGATGATGCGGAACGATCCGCGGAGCCGAAACGACTTACCCGGTGTGGCTTGACCGCCACACCGGGTGCAAACTAAACCTAAAAAATATGTACGTCTACAAATGGATTGAAGGCGAGAAGCAAATGATCGACTTCTGCCAAAAGCGGTTCAAGATGAAGCCGCACTTCTGTGAAACGATTGGTCACTGCGGTCCTGCAACTATTCACATAATCTACAAATACAAGGACGAGAATGATCGAAGCAAAGGATGCGCGCAGATGTTTTTCCTTTTCATGGATCACCCTGCTGGGAAAATTGGATGTATAGACCTGGACAAAATAGAACGATGGACCTATGAACAAATCAGAGCTGATAGAACGTCTATTGTCAAGTGACGAAGAGGAGGTCCTTATTGAGATTGACGGATGGCAGTACGATATAGAAATTGGACACGTAGAGGAAGCATTTGACGGATTCGATGAAGTGTTTCCTGCAGCGATAAGTTTGAAAGCAAAAAAAGGTTAATATGGTACGAAACCCACAACGCGAGATTCTTGCCTACCTGATGGCGGGTGGGAGGCTGACGGTACAGAAGGCATCGCGACTGTTCGAGACTACCGAGCTACGGAAGATCGTCAGCCGGTTGCGGCGCCGCGGACAGCCGATCGAGGACGTCATGCACTACGACACGACCCGGACGGGCCGACGGGTCCAGTTCAAGGAATACTTCATCAGACAGGCAACCGGCGCCTGACAACAGCCGGGCAATTCCCAAACTTGCTCACTTCCGCCGCCATCCGTGAGGCCCGCGGCGGTTTGGAGGGTTGGCAGAGTGGCTGAATGCACCTCACCGCTAACGAGGCAGGCGGCAACGCCTCGGGGGTTCGAATCCCTCACCCTCCGCAACCCCTTTTGGATTGTGTGTTTGGCAAGTAGGGCGACGATGGCGCAACGGGATTACTCCGACGGATGAAGGAGGTGGCAAAGCGGAAAAGGACGCTTGACTCCATCGGACAGGTGACACGAAAACCAATGGCGGCCCGGAAAGACGGGCATTTTGATCCTTGGTGTAACGGTAGCACCGCAGACTTTGGTTCTGCTGGCCCCGGTTCGAATCCGGGAGGGTCAACAAAACATCTGATATATGAAAAGGATTCCATTTACAGACGAAGAACGGGCGTACATCATCGAGAATTATGCGAGGACCAGAAACAAGCAGCTCGCATCGCATCTTGGCAGAAGCGTTCATTCGATAACCCGATTTGCGTACACGAACGGACTGCGCAAGGATGGAAACTTCATATCTCCCGGAGACTGCCGGGCGATGGCGATGCAATACTCGGTGGTTCTCAACGACCGGGTGGTCTTCATTGGAGGACGCCGACAGACTGCCGAATATCTCGGGGTCTCCCTTCAAATGATCACGGCAGCAGCAAAACGCGGCATGAAGATCAAAGGCGAGTATTTCGTTCGGTACAAACAGCCGAATGATACGGCGACGGAAGTGCCGAGAAGGTCCGAAAAAGTCAAAACGGACACGATGGACTGGCCGCTGTGGTTCTTCAAGTTCTAGCTGGCTCCCGAATCGGCAATCAGATACAATAAGGTCCATTGATATGAAAGGGTACAGGTTCAAAGACGAGATCGTGGAGCTCCGAGACGGGGCACACCGGGTGTGCGATTTGGAATTGGTCCAAGTGATACAGTTCTTTCCGAATGATCCGTTGCGCGAAAAGTTAAAGCATACGAGGTACGTCGAGTTAGTAGCCAAGGGCATTGCCTGTAAGATTGGCGAAAAGCTACTCATGGACGGCATTCTGAAAGTCGAAACGGGCCAAAATTTCGTCAGCGTGACGATGGAAAACATCCTCCTTCCCGACCCGGACACCGAGCGATTTGTGAAAAATAATTTTGCCAATTCAAAATGAATTCGTATATTTGCCATTGCCAAAGACTCACGGAAACGTGATAACAAGTACATACGAACGCTGATTTGAGGCGTGTCCCTGTTGCACTTCTACTTGCGTAGTCGTGGGTCTTTGGCGAGATTAAGGGGGCGCGTCTCTCTTTTTATACATACGTCAAACAAACTTGTGTTCAAAAAATGCCAAAGACCGACACAAGTGGAACCCGGGTACAAGGTACACCGACCACGTCTTACACGCGGCTCACGAAAGCCGAACTGGTTGCCATCATCAACGGCAACGTCATGAATCATCCCCTCTCCTTCGAGGAGTTCTACCGCTGCGCTATTGCGGCCGTTTCGAAATGGTGCCACCAGGTTCGGAACTGCAATTTCGCCTGCACCGACAGCGTCAAGTCGACGCTCGACAGCCTGCACCACATCTACAAGAATCTCTGACTATGGCACACCTTGTAACCTTGCTGTTGTGGCTGGGAGCCATTGCAGCGGTGTTCGGGATCGTGTATTCCGACACCCGCATCTACAATGCCGTGGATGCCATTCTCAACCGTATTTTCGAAAAATTCGACTGACCATGAACACACAGAATCAACCTGCCGAATCGCTCGGGTACTATCCCAGCGAGTACATCACGGGCCGCGAATCGAATATCCCGAGATCAACGGCCGAATTCTGCCTCAAAGAGCAGACGATTGCGGAATTCTGGCGTGAGGCGGTGAAGGCTATCCGTCGGAAATCGGACGGCGACGTAGACGGCATAGTCTACACCAGCGACGGGATAGATGTCTTTCTCGGGCCGTGGGACATCGACATCCGGCACGACTACAAGTGGACGGATATGCCCGGCGGCTACACCTATATGGGGATCTGGGAGCCGTATGCCGAACTCGAAGAGAGCTTCGAGGTAGTCGGCGCATACGACTGCGACAACGACGTCGAGCTGCACGGGCTGGTACGGGTGCTCAATCAATACTACAAAGATCACGAAAACATTTTGTTGAACCGATAAAATCAGAACTATGGAAAACACGAACATGAACGCCGTAGCAACGGTAGATTTCCGCAACCTTCCCGACCTCTCGAAAGCAGAGCCCGAACCGATCGAAATGTCGGGCGAATACTGGACGCCCGAAAAGGAGGGCGAAACCCGCCGCCTGTTCTTTGTGGGTCTGAACATGGAGAATGTCGTCGAAATGGAATCCGGCGAGACCCGCGAGCTGCTGGTGGCCCAGTTTGCCGAGCACGTCAACGGTGAACTTCGGGCCGTACGCAACGGATCGCGCCGCCTGGTGGGGATCTTCGAGTCGTTCCAGGCATCGATCAAACCGGGCGATGCTTTCGAGATCACCTATCTGGGCAAGAAGAAGAACTCGACGAACAGCTACAAGTCCGACAACTGGAGCGTCAAGCGGCTTGTCATCAAGAAATAGCCATGGAGGTAGAGTTTCAGACATACGATCTGTCCGGTGCGACTGTAGCGGGCGAGGAACTTTGCCCGTTGCAGTTCGATCGGGCGGAATACACGCCCTTTGAGGAGTTAATCCACCGTCTGGACAATCTCCCCGAGAAACCCCGCCGCGTATACAACTATGCGCTTTCGGTCAACGGTCGGGTGGCGAACGATCGGATGGAGACGTACCTCAAAGCGGCAGGAGAAAGTTCCTCGCTGCTGAAGGAGGCGTTGAAGTCCCCGCGTCACTATCTGATCGCCCGCAATGAGGAGATCGCGCGGCCAGACGGCAAGCACTTCGAACTGGGGACATTCGCACATGAGGCGATCCTCGAACCCAGGCGTTTCGAGCAGGTCGTGGTGAAACCCAAGGCCGACCGGGGAACCATCCGCGGGTGTGTCGAGTTGATCCGATTCTTTTCCGATCTGTTGAATATATCGCAGGTTGAGATCGACCCGTCTTGGAAGTTGCCGACGCTCAAAGGGATGGCCGCGGACATGGAAGCTCAATGCGAAAAGGCCGGGTACACGCTGATCGACCGCACGTATTACGACATCATCCGGGCCATGAAGGTATCGTTCAATACCTACGGCGGCGGCATTCTCCCGCGGATCATGCCCTATGTGAAGACCGAGACGTCTATGTACGGGAGCGATGCGTCGACGGGCCTCAAAGTGAAGATCCGCCCCGACGGGATGCTCCTGGAAGAGAACTTCGGCGTGAACGCCATTTTGTCGGTGAAGACTACCAATGCGACCTCCGTCGAGGCATTTATGCGGGACTGCGCGAAGTACCGCTACGAGCTGGCCGAGGGGATGTATCTGAAAGTCGCCGGTGAGATCACAGGCCGCGAGTTCACCGCCACGCTGATGGTCATGGCGCAGACGGTGCTGCCGTACCAGGTCGCGGTGTTCTACTGGGATGCCGAGGATCTGCAGGTCGGCAAGTACAAGTACGCGCAGGCGCTCGACATCGTGAAGCAATGCCGGGAGACCGACACGTGGCCGGGATTCGATGCCAAGGCCGAAGAGGGCGCACACGGGATCATCCAGTGCAAGTTGCCCGACTACATCAAGGCGGAGTTGCTGCCGCAATATCTTTCCGAATAACCCAATCCAATTCACAACATCATGATCGATTTGAAAAACTATGTTCCGGAACATCCGGAATTCAAACTGCCGAAAAACACGTCATTCCCGAAGGTGATCTTCGAGGGTGCCACGAATATGGACGAGATCCGCAAGCATCTGTCCGGGAAATTCATCGCCGAAAGCATGCAGAGCGCCAAGGCTGTCCGCCTGCTGGATGCTTACGAACGGGCTTCGATCCGGGCCAACTACGCAGAGCTGATGGAGGACGATCTGCCGAAACTGGAAGATGCTCTGGCGGAAGTGGAAGCGCAATGCAAGACCATCATCAAGGAGGCAAAGTACAAGTTGCAGGCCGTCATGACGCAGATCCGGGATCTGGCCTATCAGGTCAAGCGGGGCGAGAAGGAGGTGGATCTTCCGGGGGAGTCTACGGTTCGCATGGCCCTCTGCGGCCACTACCTGTATTACGCCTGGATCGACGGGAAATTCCAGTTGTGCCGGGTTGACAAGATTCCGTCGTGTGACGAGCAGAGTCTCTTCGCCAATCTTGAGACCAACAAGCAGGCATTTCTCGAAGTGCTGGGTATCGACATGAACGAGACGTATGAGCAGGCTTCAGCACCGTCCGGGACGGAAGAGTAACTATGTGAAGAAACTTCAAAGCAAGGAATGGCAGGAGGTGTGCCGCCGGGTGAGACTCCGCGACGGCCACCGCTGCCAGATTTGCGGCAGAAGCTATTCGCTGGAAGTGCACCACACGACATACTATGACGAGAACGGCGTGTCGATCGTGGGCCGGGAGGCTGACTTCCTGGATAAACTGATCACTCTCTGCGAAGAGTGTCACCGAAAAGTACATCGAAAATGACATGGCAAGACCCAACAAGACAGGATTAGACTATTTCCCGTTGGATGTTGACTTCTTTGCCGATGAAAAGATTGCAGCCATATCCGGAGAATTTGGGATCAAGGGCGAAATCACGGTCATCAAGCTGCTTTGTGCGGTATACCGGAACGGATACTTCATACTGTGGAATGAGCCGCTGAAATACAAACTGCTCCGTGATCTCCCGGGTGTGAGTCCTGAATTGATCGACCAAATAGTAAACCGCTTGGTCAGGTGGGGATTCTTCGACGAATCCCTGTTTGACTCGGTGAAGGTTCTGACGAGTCGAGGCATTCAGAAGCGATTCTTCTCCATAACCCGCAGACGCGGATTGCCACATGACACAAAGTATCTGTTAGCAGAAAATGGGTGCACAGGAGTTATTGACGACAATAACCCAGCCGCAACTGAATTATTGACGGCAAAAACCCCACAAAGTAAAGTAAAGAAAAGAATAATATCTACTACGACTACTACCGCGCGCGAGGATTTGGACGATTCCAATGATTCGGTAAATGACTTTTCGGCAACCCCCGAAAAAGGTTGCGCGGAAAAAGTCCCCCCGCAGGTGCCGCCGGGAACATGCTCGCTGGTGCCAATCGACAAACTGGCCGAGTGGATGAAGTCCGAAACGGCATGGATCGAGCAGCTTTGCATCAACTGGCACAAGGACCCCGAGTACATCAAACGCAGGATCGACGAGTTCGCGGCGCATTGCGCCAACAACGGCGAGACGGCCAAGGACAAAGGCGACTGCAAGCGGCACTTCAACTACTGGCTACGGAAAGTAGAACAGCAACCGGCGCCATCATCCAGCCCCAAGTCGAGAACTACGGCCAGGCATCCGGCGACACAGTACGACAACAACCAACACTTCGACGATTTTTAACCATGGACTACGCAGAAGTATTACGGCAGCTACGGGTGGAGGGTAATCCAACCCCGTCGCAGCGGATTCGGATCGCAATACCGAATGCCCGTGAGGAGCTGGAGAAGGCAATGACGGTCGTGATGTCGTCGATGGGGGAGACGCTGGTATGGCTCCCTGAATATGATCGGGTAGCTGAGTGGCTTTTGGACAACCACGGCAAAGGGCTGCTGCTCTTTGGAAGTTGCGGTCGCGGGAAGTCGCTGCTTGTGAGATACGCGATCCCGATGCTGATTCGCGCTTTCTGCCAGCGCATCGTATCGGTTGTGGATTGCGGTAGCCAGCAGGGTAATATCGACGAAATTTTGCGGCGAAAATTGATTTCTCTGGACGATATAGGCGTAGAGGTAGACCGCGTGGACTACGGAACGCGCCGGAATATTGTCGTCGAGGCGATCAACAAGGCGCAGGATAACCCCGACACGATGGTGATCATGTCGTCGAATCTTTCGGGAGACGCAATCCGCGAGCGATACGGCGATCGGATCTTCGACCGGGTGAAGTACCTCTGCCACCGCATATCGTTCAACGGCCAAAGTTTAAGAAGATGAGACCTATCTGCAAAAACTGTATCTACTATCGAGAGAAGGATCGCGTATGCGAAGTGAAACTCGGAAACGATCGGACCTCTCCGTATAATGAGTGCGACGAGTTAATGTTCTTGTTTGACTTCATGTCAGGGCAAGGACCCACATTGTTTTTTGAACCTAAAAAAAAGACCGAAAATGGCAGACTTTAGCGAAAAATACTTTCCGTGCCCAGTCAAAGGGTGGTGCGTGATGTGTCGGAGATTAAAGGTTCGGTTTCCGAAAGATGAAGGCGAACCAGACTTCTGGTGTCCGAAACAGGGCTATCATGCGAAGCCGTCAGATGTCTTTGAAGACTGCGATGCGTTCATATACATGATGGACGACAAGCGCGAGTGCCAAAACTGCATTCACTTCAAAGCTGATAAGGATTGCGATTACAATTCATGGTGTACGAAGAATCGCAAGTTTATAGCATCGCAGGATTATATCTGCGAAGATTATGAAGAACGGTAATATGAGCGTGTGATGAGACATATCGAATCGAATATTCAGAAGGCGTTTGTCACGTGGTTCCGGCTGCAGTATCCGGAATATGCGCTGAACCTGACAAGCGTACCCAACGGGGGCGCCCGGCGTAGAAAAGAAGCTGCCATCATGAAGGCCGAAGGAGTGACGGCCGGTGCTGCCGATCTCCTGCTCTTGGTGCCGATGGGCGGATATGGTGCCCTTGGCATCGAGTTCAAGACGATGGAGAAGAGCAGCCGCCAGAGTCCGGCGCAGAAGCGCTGGCAGGAGGCCTTCGAGAAGGTGGGGAACAAATACGCCATTGCGCGGACCTTTGACGAGGCCGTGGCGCTGGTGAAAAACTATCTGAATCTATGAGCCCCAAAGAGTTTTTCGACAAGGTATCCCGGATGCGCGAGGCGCAGAAGGAGTATTTCCGCACACGGTCGGGTCGCGCTCTCTCCGACAGCAAGAGGCTGGAGAAGGAGATCGACGACGAGATCGAGCGGGTGGAAAAGGTGATGGAGAAAAAGAATAACCCGAAAATGGAATTTTGACATGGCAACCGAACTTCTTTACATCGATCTGTTTTGCGGGGCCGGAGGCACCTCGACGGGTGTTGAACGTGCCTGCCTCGACGGGCGGAAGTGTGCCCGGGTGATCGCCTGCGTGAACCACGACGCCAACGCGATTCTGTCGCACGCGGCCAACCATCCGCACACCCGCCACTTCACCGAGGACATCCGCACGCTCGACCTCGGGCCCCTGAAGGTGCACACGACCGTCGAGCGCATGAAGAATCCCGACGCGAAGGTCGTGCTTTGGGCGTCGCTCGAATGCACGAACCACTCGCGGGCCAAGGGCGGCATGTCGCGCGATGCCGACAGCCGGACGCTGGCCGAACATCTGTTCCGCTATATCGAGGAGCTGCGCCCCGACTACATCCAGATCGAGAACGTCGTCGAGTTCATGGAGTGGGGCCCGCTTCAGGTGAAGGTCGTCCGCGATTCGGAGACCGGTGCCGAGAGCTGTCCGCTCGACATCAAGCACGACCGCAGGCGGAAGCTGTCGACGGTCGCTCCCGTCTGGATCCCGGATCCCGAACGGAAGGGGACGCTCTACCGCAAATGGGTGGAGGAGGTATGTGCCCGCGGCTACCGGTTCGACCATCGCGTGCTGAACTCGGCCGATTTCGGCGCCTACACCTCGCGGGTCCGCTACTTCGGGCTCTTCGCCCGGGTCGGCCTGCCGATGGTGTGGCCCCGGGCGACGCACGCCCGGAAACCGACGGCCGACCTGTTCGAAGGCTCGCTGAAACCCTGGCGGGCCGTGCGCGACGTGCTGGACTTTGACGACCGGGGCGAGTCAATCTTCACGCGCCGCAAACCGCTTGTCGATGCCACGCTCGACCGGATCCATGCCGGGCTGGTGAAGTTCGTGGCCGGCGGTCAGGATGCCTTCCTCGTGAAGTGGAATTCGGTGAACGGCCGGACCGGGAAATACATTGCCCCGGATCTCGATGCCCCGTGCCCGACGGTCGCCACGCAGAACCGCCTCGGTGTGGCCCGCGTGAACTTCCTGTCGAAGCAGTTCGGCGGAGATCCGCAGAGTAAGAACATCGGTGTCGACGGCCCGGCCGGGACTCTGACGACGGTCGACCATCACGCCTTCGTCTCGGCCTACTACGGCAACGGTTACAACTCGTCGATCGAGAGCCCGGCGCCGACCCTTACAACGAAGGACCGCTTCCAGGTGGTGCTCCCGAGATTGACGAACGAGACGGGCCCGGCATGGGAGATCCGTGCGGAGGATACCCCGGCGATGCGGCGTATCAAGGAGTTCTGCGCGCTGTACGGTATCGTCGACGTGACGATGCGGATGCTGCGGATCTCCGAGATGAAGCGCATCCAGGGATTCGGTGACGACTACGTGCTGGTCGGCACCCAGGAGGAGCAGAAGAAATACCTCGGCAATGCCGTGGTGACGCAGGTCGCAACCGCTTTGTGCGAGGCGTTGGCCGAAGCTCTTTCGGAGCAGGCGGCAGGTCGGGTCGCATCGTAAAAACCAAAGCCATGGCAAAGAGCAAACAGGAAAACAGCGGCGATCTGTATGAACTGGCCCGCGACTATGCCCGTGCCGAGACGGAGCTGGGAGTCCAGCGTTGGGTCTTCATCGAGTTCACGAAGGATGCCGGAGATGGATCCCGAGAGCGGATCTTCGCCTACGATCTCCCGCGCGAGGTCTACGAACGTCGGCCGTGGGTCGTCCGATGGAGAGAGGCGGCGTTGGTCTGCCGGTTTCCCCGGGCGAATGTGAGCCGGTTCTGTTCGTACTACGACCGGAGGCTGGGGAATGATGTCCGGCTGACCGACGACCTCCGGAGACTCGTTGCCGCCAAGGCGCAAGTCACCAGGGCCCGGCGGAGGATGGAGGAATATGTGGCGTGGAATCGGGCGAACAATCTCTTCTTCGACGAGACCACGGACGAAGAGCTCGCCCGATTCCGGGCGAAGTTGGCCCGGAAGGTCGCCGGAGTAGAGGCCGCCGAGGAACGGATGAAACGTAAAATCGAGGAACTGGAAAGACAGAGCAGAAAATGATACGAGCGCGATTCTATATCAAATTCAAAGATTGCGGAAACGATTTTCGGCCGGTCAAATGGCCGATCAAGTATCCGTATTGGTGCACGGGCGAAAGCGGCGATTCTTTCGTTATTGTCACCTATGCCGAAAATGTCGAGCAAATAAAGGATCTATGGCCGGAGGCTTATATGATCGAATGCGAGGAGGTGAATGAAATAACCTTCACCACAAGATTCCCGAGACCGAAGTGGTACAAAGAGTTTCAAAGTTAGCCATGAAAAAGATAATGTTCAACGACCGATACGGTCTGACGCAGGCAGTGCTGGAGGGGCGCAAGACTATGACAAGACGACAAGTTCCAGCGAATTGGCGGTTAGGCAAATCAAGGTACTATATCGACGAGGTTGTGGCCGTCTCGCAGAGCTACGCAGATTGTGGGAATTTTCCAGATTTCGATGTTGATGAGGAAGGGATCCCGATTATGCCGAGGAGAAGCGGATTTTTTAACAAGATGTTTGTACGCGCAGACCTTATGCCGCACCGAATCCAAATCACCAGCGTCCGGGTCGAGAGGCTGCAGGACATTAGCGATGAGGATTGTTTGCGGGAGGGTATACGTTATATTCCGGAGATCAACAAATACTATTTCGAACGAACCGGCCGTGACGAAGAATTTTATTTCAGCACTCCCCGCGAAGCCTTCGCCGCGCTTATCGATAAGGTGTCGGGCCGTGGTACGTGGGAATCGAATACCTACGTAGTAGTATACGGATTCGAATTGGTAAAATAGCGAGATTCTCGCAAAACCTCGAAATAATTATGAAAACGATCCGAGAAATAGCCATTGAGAAGATACCGGATGCTTTTGACCCCGACGAAATCCTACCAGCAAGAGCTGGCCATTTGGTAAACCTTGAAAGGAGAGGATTCATTGACGGAGCTGCTTTCGTGAAGCAAGACCTGACTCGCTGGCATGACCCGAAAATGGAGTTGCCGGAACCTGACGTCGAGGTACTGGTGAAGATCGACGCGCTGCACAACAAGTACGACATCATGAAGTACAACCAGCACGGATGGTGGCAGAAGGCCCCGGGCGGCGGATGGTGCGCCGCCAAATATATCCCGATCGGATGGAGGTATATTCACGAAATTTAACATCAGGCGATATGAACGGGATCGGATATATCACCGATGACGAACGCGAGATCCTTGACCTGCTGGCCGAGGCTCACAACAAGTTCGTCGCTCTTGCCGACAAACATCCTACCGCAATGCAGGAATGGACGTTCTACATCCACGGACTTGAATCGCTGATCGAGCACCGGATATGTAGCAGAATAGCTAAAGACATTTTCAGATAGCAAGAAGATATGAAGAGAGAAATCAAATCCCGCAACGAACACCCCAGCCAAAACAAAGATAGTGATTTTTCACGGGTTTGCAACATGACGAAGCGAGAACTTATCGACAACATCGCAAGGGACGGACTGGTCGAGCGGTTGGTGGCAAACGTCTGTCACCGCCGCCATCGCTCCCTCTCGGACCTCGTGCAAATGGGCTACGAGGCCCTGCTCAACTACGACGAAGAGAAGCTGATGCGCATCCATAGACGGGGTGCGCTCAACTTTTTCATTGTACGAATTATCGAGAATTTATATTTCTCACGGACGAGTCCCTATTATCGGCAGATTCGGAGATTCGCCCAGCATAGCGACATCTTGAAAGATGAATGACAATCGCCACATCCGGTTGCGGCTCCTCGATGAGGAGTACACAGCCTGCAAGGGAGTGTTCGACGAGGACGACGCCCGGGTACGCCGGTGCAAGGCGGCGCTCCGAAAGTTGTCAGACTCTGACCGTCGTCTCTTCATCCTGTACGCCGACACGGGAAGCGTCCGCAAGCTGTCGCAGATGCTCGGGGTCAGCAAGTCCACGGTGCAGAACCGAGTATCCGAAATTCGTCGCAAACTTAAAAAGAGCATGAAATGAGACCATATTTTGACCTTCTCCTCCTCGCCGTTGTCATCGTCTATATCATCGACGTCAGCGGCGTAATGGAAAGTATCAAGGGCGCATTATCCCGATGGCTCGGAGCCAAGGTGTCCAGGATTCGCCCTTTCGACTGCTCGCTATGCATGACATGGTGGGCGGGCATCATCTATATCATAGCCGTCGGAGAATTCTCGCTTCCCACTCTCACGTGGGTGGCGGTTCTGTCGGCCATGTCGACCCGCATCCATCGGGCCATCCAGTTTCTGCAGGATGCGGCCGACGCATTCTTTGATTTCCTCACCTCCAAAATAAACGGTCATGGCAACGAATAAGAATCTGCGAGACATATCGAAGCTGCCGCCGGAGGAGCATCGCAGGCTTTCCAGCAAGGGAGGCAAGGCGTCACAGAAGGCATTGCGCGAGTTGAAGACCATGCGCGAATACGCCCGGGAACTCGCGGCCATGAAGACAACAATCGTCAACCAGGACGGCACCGAGCAGGAGGTTCCCTATCTGGCGGCGGTCGTAGCCTCGCAGTACAAGCAGGCCATAGACAAGTCAGACACCCGGGCTGCCGAGTTCATAGCAACGCTCCTTGACGAGTTGAAGCAGGCGCAGGTCATTGCTCCGAGCTTCGTGATTCAGGTCGGGGATGCCAAGCTGGCCGAGGAGTTGGCGAAGGCCGTAAAGGACAAATGACATGATCGCGGAATCGACATTCTCACGTAACTTCCGCGAGAAGCTGCTCCCGGCGTGGAACCTTCACCCCCGCTACCTGGATTCGTGCGGAGGTGCCCGATCGGGGAAGACATACTCGATTCTGCAGATGCTTGTATTGAAGGCCCTGGCCGAGGCTGCCGACGGGAGCCCGGCGAAGATCACATCTGTGGTGTCGGAGACTCTTCCCCACCTGAAGCGAGGAGCCATCCGTGACTTCAAGAGCATCATGCAGAGCTGGGAGATATGGAATGACCGCCAATGGAACCGCACCGACAACATCTTCACCTTTTCTAACGGCGGCATGATCGAGTTCTTTTCGGCAGACAGCCCCGGCAAGGTGCACGGCCCGGCCCGAGACAGGTTGTTCATCAACGAGGCGCAGAACGTCGACTACGAAACCGCCCGCCAGCTCTTCATCCGAACCCGCGACCGCATCATCATCGACTACAATCCCGTGCGGGAGTTCTGGGTGCACGAATACATCCAGGGACGTCCCGAGTGCGTGTCGATTCATTCGACGTACAGGGACAACGATTTCCTCACGCCCGAGCAGGTAGCCGAGATCGAGAGCAACAAGGGATCGGGCAACTGGTGGCGGGTGTACGGTGAGGGCCTAATCGGGCAGGCCGAAGGCGTGATCTTCGACTTCACGCAGATCGAAGCCATGCCCGAGTCGTCGGATATGGTCGAGACATACGGCATTGACTTCGGATTCACCAACGACCCGACGGTGATTGTCCACGTCAAGGTGCACACCGGGCGCAAGGAGATCTACGTCGACCAGCTGGAATACCGCACCGGGATGCTCAACCGGGATATCATCCGCACGCTCGATGCGTACAAGGTGCCGAAGAGGGCGATCCCGATCTTCGCGGATGCCGCAGAGCCAAAGAGCATTGCCGAGATCGCGCAGGCCGGATTCAACTGCAAGCCGAGCTACAAGGCGACACGCAAGGCCGAGCAGATCGCCTTCATGCAACAGTATAAACTGTTTATCACGAAGAGAAGCGTCGAGGGTATCAAGGAAACCCGTAACTACTGCTGGGCGAAAGACAGGGACGGGCGTCCGCTGAACGAGCCGCAGGCATTCGCCGACCACTTCATGGATGCGATGCGATACGCTGCCTATTCACCCTTTGCCGACTTCCGCAAGTCGGGACACTATAAGATCATCAACAGATAGCAGACTATGATAACCAGTTACAACAGCCTCACGGTAGGCAAGTATGAGGCCCTGCTTCGAGCACGGGCCGACCACGAAGGTGACACGAACGAATTGAACCTTCACGTGTTGTCGATTCTCTCTGATATGACCGTCGATCAGCTCCTCGATCTGAAGGTCCCGGAGTTCCGGGCTATGATGGACCGGGCGGGATTCCTCTGCACGGCACCCCGGCCGTCGGAGGTCGCCAAGCAGTACCGGTTCGGGGATCTGGTCCTCGTGCCCGTGACCGATGTCCGGAAGATGACGGCGGCGCAGTACATCGATTTCCAGAATTTTTCGAACGCCGGAGAGGGACGGCAGGCTGAACTGCTCTCCTGCTTCCTGGTGCCGAAGGGCATGAAGTACAACGACGGATACGACATTCTCGAAGTGCAGCAGGCGATCCGGGATTTCATGCCGGTGACGGCAGCTTTGGGTCTGCTCGCTTTTTTTTTTGAGAAGATTGCATCGTTCAACAATCAGTACCCTACGCTCTTCGGTAAAGAGGATGCCGAAGAGCCAGCAGATGGCGAAGGCGATCCAGGCGACGAACCGGTTGATCCGTTCACTGCAAAGTGGGGATGGATTGCCAATGTCGATGCCGTTTCTGAATTGACGCGCACGCCGTGGGCCGAGGTGTGGGAGATGCCGGTCATTGAATTTCTCAATATGCTGGCATATCGCCGGGATAAGATCGAACAGAAGAAAAAAGAGCATCAGGAATGGATTCGAACACATTGATCAGTTTCTCGAACCTCGCCGCCGTGTTGGCCAAATACGGCGAGGCTGTATGCGAAGCATACCGCAAGGAGCTGCGCGACCGAGGCAAGGATGCTTCGGGGCTCCTGTCGCAGAGTGTCCGGTATATGGTCAACCGGGACGGCACCACATACGCCGTGGATCTGTCGCTACAGGACTATTGGAAGTATGTCGAATATGGCCGCCGCCCGTTGAGCCGGTTCCCTCCGTTGGACAAAATCCTGGAATGGATCAAAGTAAAGCCGGTGGTTCCCCGACCGATGGACAACGGCAAGCTGCCCACGGAAAAGCAACTCGCCTTCCTCATAGGGCGGAAGATCGCTGAGGACGGCATCAAGCCTACGCCGGCCCTCGACACTGCCGTGGGGTTGACCTACGCGCAACTCATCGATGAGATCGGCCGGGCGATCACGGCCGACCTTTCCGACGCTGTAGATGGGGCTCTCGACAGCCTCGTGACGCGATGACTGCGGACGGAATCCGAAGATTGTATATTTCCCCTAAAAGACACAAGTATGGCAACACCTATATGGAAGGGATACACCGTGAGTAAGCAGACCGAAGATGGTTCGCTGTCTTATGTTATCAAGTGTGGCGGAGCCACAATCTACACCGGGAAGGCATACAAGCGCCCGGGCGCTTCCGATATATCGTTCAACATCGGAGACGTATGCGCTCCTTTCTTGTCATCGAACGCCGAAATAGAGACGGCCGCCACGGGGTTCATGGCAATCAATGAAATGCAAAGGACATTTGTCGTAGAGGATTTGTCCGGGACGGTCTTGGCGACCGTAGATTTCTCCAACGATTGGAGTTACAAAGGATCAACCCCGAACTTCGCATCGGACCCGGTGCAGCGTACAATAGACCCAAGGCAGCTTCTGCTCGCTTCGATGTATGAGGCAACCAGTGTGATTGTGCAGACGGAAGGATCGTCGCCTCAGACCCAGACCCTCTACGATGGAGACCCCGCATCGGGGGTGGCTTGTGTCGACATTCTTTCCGGAGCAACATCCGTCACGGTATCCGTGAATTCGGCGGGCGAGACCTCGGCAAAGACCTACGATGTCGTGAAGCCGTGCGCCCGGTATGCGCTCTACTACGTTAACGCCTTCGGGGGATGGGATTCGCTTCTGACGGCAGGCAACGACAAGCGAGTCGACAACTATACCCGGTCGACGTACAAGAAGGTCTACTCGCCCGCCGATCTGTCCGACCGCGGTACGGTGAACTACCGAAACGACATCGAGCGGACAATCTCGCTCGTTACCGACTGGCTGACTGACGAGGAGTCTGCCCGGATGTACCATCTTTTCGGGTCGACGAATGTCCTGCTGCATGACCTGGTGGATGACATCATCCGTCCCGTGACAATCACGGCCAAGTCGTGGACCGAAAAGTCATTCCGAAACAACGGGGCCAAGCTCGTGAATTATCAGATCGATGTAACTATCGCGCAGGATTTCGTGAGATTATGAGACGTAAAATCAGACTATATATTGGCGATTCAGAGGCCGATCTCTCGACCGATTCACTGGTCCAGATGAACTACAAGGCCGACGACCTGAACAACCCGGCCGTCGTCAAGAACAGCTATTCCCAGCAGGTGAAGCTGCCGTCGACACGCAACAATGATGCGATCTTCGGCATGATGTTCCGGGCCGACCGGAGAACTACGGCCGGAAGTGGCGGCACCGGCACGGATTTCAGCCCGCTGGTCCGCACTCCGTTCTCGATATACAACGAGGCCGGTGAGTTGCTGGAATCCGGATACATGAAGCTCGACACCGTGACCGACAAGAACGGCACCGTAACGTATGGCGTTACGCTATACGGCGGCCTTGGGTCGTTCTTCTACACGCTGTCGTATGACGACGAAGGCAATGAGCTCACGTTGGCCGACCTCCCGCTGTTGAGCGACGACCCGGAGGACAAGATCGAGTTCACGATCAACAAGGAGACCGTGGCCGAGGCGTGGGCCGCACTCCGGGCCGGGACTGCCGGACCGTGGCAGGTCGTGAATTTCGCCCCGGCATATAATGGACTGCCGGAGGGTGATTTCAGCGCCGATGTGGGCGTCGGAAACCCCGCAAATGTCGGGGGCGTCGTATCGCATCCGGAAGGCAGCAATTACTATCGCCCAATCAACAACAACGCCCTATATGATCTCGGAGATGAGTTCACGGAGTGGCAAACGAAGGATCTGCGTAGTTATCTGCAGCGGCCCGTGTTCTCGGTGAAGGGAATGATTGCGGCGATTGGCCGTTACGTCGCATCGAAGGGCTTCACGCTGAATCTCGATAGCACATTCTTCAACTCCGCGAATGAAGCCTACGAGAAGGCGTGGGTCACGCTTCCATTGCTGACTACATACGAGCGGGATGGGGAGGAGGAAGAGATCACATTATCAGGGAACGCCTTCACCGATGATGTGAACGTTGGACGATCCGGAATACCTGTAATCAGGAATTTGTCACCTTACCTAACCACACCGGATGCGCGTGTGACGGTTACTTGTACGATTCACCCCGCTATCGCCATGACCACGGAGACGTTCAAGCAGAATAAGTTCTGGATAAACCGCGGTCTTTCGGCGAATGCTACCGGCGTTGAGGGAACGGCCATATTCGTACAATTATTATTGTACGACACATACGGGCGGGTCACTTCCGGAAGTCCGCTTCAAGTGTTCATGACGCAGCCTGTGTCAGGCACATTCACTGCGCAGGATCTGGCAGACATATCTGGCGTTCCTTACGAAAAGAGATTCGGCGTAGCTCCCGACATACACTATGAAGAATTGCCATACTACGGTAAAGCTTATTTCGGGCTGACGGAGATGTATTGGTGGCGAATGGTATCCGGCGTGAGTCTCGAAGCAATCGGAACCCGTGTGTCGCGCGCTGAAGTGAACGCATACGCGGCCGTCCTAAACAAGACATCGGAGGGATTCACCGTCTATCCGCTATATGAATTTCAGGCCTACGCATTGATTTTCGACGGATCGGTATCCATTCGGCAGAATATCAATGCGTGGGGGGCCTTCGTTACCGATGCCGTCGCCACTTATGATGCCACGCCTGGATACCGAAGCGACTCGAAGATCACGCAATCCATCCTGCTGTCCGATACGATGACCCCGGCGGAATTCCTGCTGTCGTATTCCAAGACCTTCGGTCTGTCATACACATACGACAAGGGATCGAAGACCGTATCGCTGCTGACCCGAAATTCACTTTACACACCTGAGGTCGTGGACATAGAGGATCGCATAGATCGGTCGAAGGAGATCAAGACCACGCCGCTGGTTTCCGAATCGAAGTGGCTCTCCTTCGCTCCGGGCAAGGCCGAAGGGGATTTCGTCGAGTTCTACCGCAAGAAGTATGGCCGGGAGTATGGCGACCAGAAGGTGAACACGGGCTACGATTTCAATGCCGACACCAACGACGTGCTCGAAAGCGTGGAGTTCACCGGCGGCGCCGAAGTGCTGGAGAAGTCGATCTACTACAACAACATCACCAGCGGACCGAATGGGCCTTCGGGGCTTAATGGCCGAACGCGCATCTGCTCGACGTTCCTCAATGGGGCGGCGTCCTACAAACTCTATTTGAACGGCTTTGACAAGGACGACAGCGTGGACCTCGAAGGCATCACACCGGATGCTACGGCGACAATCACGCCGTTCAACGTCCCGCTTCCGGCCTACGACATCATCCCGAAGCTGCAATGCCACACGGACGACGGAAGCGCCACCGACGGCAAAGGCATCCTGCTCTTCTTGCGGGGCAGTATCGCGGACGACGAGGCTGCGGCAACAGCCTACGCCCGATTCATCATATCCGATGATTCAAGCGCGATGGAGAATCTCAACGGCGGCCCCTGCTGGGAGCTGTCGAACGGAATAGCCGCAAGCGATATGCCGATATTCGGGCGCCATTGGTTGAACGGCAACGAGATTGTGCAGACGATGGATTTCGGCATCCCGGCCGAGATTGACATCCCCAATCTGTCCGTGAACTCGGAAGCCTCGATCTACACCCGCTACTGGCAGAAATACATCGAGGATATGTATAACGTCGACACGCGGATCTGCTCGGCATACGTCGACTTTCGAGGCATCCAGGTAGGTGAGGAGCTGCTTCGCAAATTCTTCTTCTTCGACGGGGCTATCTGGCGGATGAACGGCATATCGAACTACTCGCTGACGACCGTCGGCACGACACAATGCGAGTTCGTAAAGGTGATGGATCGAGCGGCCTACACCGAAGGACAGAATGTCCCGTATGATATTGGGCTTCAACTTACCACCGACGGCACAGATTTGTACGTGCAAACATCTAGGCCACTGAAGGACGGCGAGCGAATCGCTATTTTGACGCGAGGGTGCGGTAGGTTTAGTCTACCTCCGGAAAATGGAGCCAAACGTGTCCATAGACGTTCCAAGCGTAGATGGCACATACCAAACAATAATTTCTCCGTGTCTGAAAACGGGAAAATAACGGTTCCTGCTCCCGGCCTGACAAACACCTATCGGTGGAGAATAGATACGAACGTGAAAACAGGGCTTCGATATCTGCACATATCCAAAGCCAATTGGTCTAGGGGATTCGGCTACAAGATCACTGGAGATATGGATCGTGTCGTCACTTTTGCGGTAGCAGTGGTAACCGGAAAATACACCGGGGCAAAGGAGGTTTCAAACCGTTGCTACTTCGAATCAAGGGCTCACATAAGGGGCGATGAACTTACCCAGGAGTTCGTTGTGTCAAAATAAAAGCCTCATCCCACCGAAGTGAAACAAGGCTAGCCGTTTGGACAATGCTCCAAGCCAAAAGCAAAGATAGACATTTTTCGTAAAAATCCAAAAAATGGCAGAAGATATCAAACGAGTGATCGAGGTGGATGCGACATCCAGTTCGAAGACCATCCGGGAACTCCGCGAGGAGATCGAGAAACTGAAAAAGACCCTCTCCGAGTTGACGGCCGGCACCAAGGAGTTTGCCGATGCGCAGGCCCGAATGTCGCAGGCGCAGGAGGAGGTCAACCAGGCGATGGAGATCAGCGCCAAAAACGAAGATGCGCAGGTCAAGAGTATGCAGGAGCTGCGGGCGATCATCGACGAGAACACGGGGTCGTTCGGCTTCCTCGTGGCCCGGATGCAGGAGTTGAAGGTCGGCATCGACGCTACCAATGCCCGGATCAAGCAGATCACCAAGGACTACGACGAGGGCCGGATGGCCGTCGACGACTACAACCAGGAGTTGCAGGAGAACCTGGAAGAGTTGCAGAAGCTCCGCACGGAGCAGGGCGATGTCCGCTCCTCGCTGAACGCCTCGACAAAGGCCTTGCTCTCTGCCAAAGGTTCCTACGTCGAGATGTCGCAGACGCTGGGCCAGCTCCGCAATGCCTATCGCCAGTTGAGCAAGGAGCAGCGGGATGGCGCCGTCGGCACCGAAATGCTGGGGCAGATCAAAACGCTCGACGCGGAGTTGAAGGATGTTGACGCCTCAATGGGTAACTTTCAGCGTAACGTCGGCGGATACGAAGAGGCCCTGAAGCAGGTGCTGCCTCCGCAGGCCGGGCTGATTGTCGACCTCGGAAAGTTGAGCGTCGAGGGCGGTGGTATTCCGTCGCTGTTCACCGGCATGAAGAACAGCATCGTCGGCATGACGAAGGCAGCCATTGCCTTCATCACCACGCCGCTGGGTATGGTGTTGACGGCTCTTGCTGCCGCCGCAGGAGCCGCATTTGCGCTGTTCAATGCCCGTAACAAGGAGATTGAGAAGCAGGCCGAAGCCAGCGCCAAAGCGTTGGAGAGGCAGAAGGAGCAGATGGAGCGATTCGACCTTGAAATATCCCGAGAAGTGGAACTGCTTCGGGCAGACGGGAAAGAGCAAGAGGCGAATGCGTTGGCTCGCAGATCGGTTACCGATGCGATGAACAAGGCACAGCAGGCTGTGGATGAATATCGCGAGAAGTACAATCAGATGTCCGCCAAGGAGCAAAAGGCGAATGCTGAAACTTTGAAGGGGTACGAAGACGCCTTGCAGGCCCGAATCGACGCGTGGGAGGAGGTAATCCACGAGGATGAAGTACGCCGCAGAACGGAGTTGCGAGAGGAACGCGAGCAGAGCGAGAAGCTGAAAGAGGAATGGGCAAAGGCCGCCGCCGAGAAGCAGCGCATCGCCGAAGAGACGAACGCCGCCATTCGTGAAGCCAACGCCGCCTTCCGGGACGAAACGGCCCTGATGCAGGCCGAGCAGGGCGCCGGCACGCAGAGCGGGGATCTTGCCCTGGCGCAAGAGCAGTTCCGCCAGGAGCTGGCCGCCTTCGAGGCGATGGTCGACGAGAAGCAGATCACCGAGGAGCTGGCGATGGAGCGTCGGAAAGTGATGCTCGAACAATTCGGGCAGGAGTTCGCCGATATTCAAGCCAAGTATCTGAAGCAGGAGAACGACCAACTTCTCAAAGCGCTCGACGAGGAGATGGCCGCCGAGTTCAAGGCAGACAAGGATCGCGTTTCGCAGGAGTTGAAGAACTCCAAGGAGCGAAAGAAGATTGCCGATGCGGAGTACAAGCACAAACAGATGATTACACAACAGACCGGAGCACTCCTGCAGGCGGGTGCGCAGCTGGCTGGAGAGAGCACGGCGGTAGGCAAGGCAATGGCTATCGCTGCTACGACCATATCTACGTATCAGGCTGCTCAAGCTGCTTACCAGTCAGCATTTATGCCGGTTCCCACCTACGCAAGTCCGGTATTGGGCGCCATCAACATGGCGGCGGCCATTGCCTTGGGGTTGGCAAACATCAAGAGTATCCTTTCTGTCGATTCGTCCGGTGGTACCGGTTACGGGTCGTCCAGCTCCTCCGGGGCTGCGGTCAGCACTCCGGCAATCGTCACGCCTCCGGCCGTGGTGCAGGAGGTTGAAACGGTTCGCTCGCTCACCGGTGCCAGCGAGGAGGAACGGCTCAATCAGATGGCCAGCGACCAGCGTGTCTACCTGGTCTATTCGGACGTCGAGCAGGCCGGGAGGCGAGTGCAGGTCCAGCAGTCGGAGACGAGTTTCTAACAGCCCGCATCACGGGTCAAGGTCGCAGGCAACTGCGGCCTTTTTTTTGTGCCTATTGGACAGAAAACGGGCAATGAATATTTTCCGGTAGAATGGCAACTTTGAATCGAAATATTCCCTTCTACTGGGCAGAATTGAGCGACAACGAGGACGGCATGGTGTGCGTCTCTCTCGTCGACAACCCGGCGGTCGTTCGTGACTTCATGGCATTCTCGGCCGAGAAGAAGATCCCCGTGTGCGCAATCTCAAACGAGGAGAAACGTCTCGTGCGCGGTGTTCTCATGCGTGCCGACTTCCCGATCTATCGCGTAGCTCCCACCGGCGAGGAGTTCTACATCATCTTCTCGGCCCACACTATTCGCCGCATGACCGAACGGTTTCTCGAACAGGGCAACCAGGGCAACGTCAACACAATGCACGCCCCCGGGTCCGACGTCGAGGGGGTCAATCTCGTGCAGCTTTTCATCAAGGACAAATCGGCCGGCATTGACCCGGCGGGATTCGAGGACGTGGAGGACGGCAGCCTCTTCGGCGAGTACCACGTGGCCAATGATGACGTGTGGGCGGACATCAAGGCCGGGAAGTTCAAGGGCTTCTCCATCGAGGGAATCTTCTCTGTATCCAATCATCAGTTCAACAAACATCAAATCAACGAAATGGCAAAACTCGAAAAACTCAAGACCCGGCTGGCGAAGCTCCTGGCCGAGTTTGGCGTCGTCTCCACCGATAAGGGTGCCCTCTACTGGGACGGTGACGAGGACCTGAAGGCCGGTGACATGGTGCACAAGGAATCTGAAAGCGGCGAACGCAGCGCGGCTCCCGATGGCCAGTACACCACCGAGGACGGCAAGACCATCGTCGTCGTGGACGGAAAGGTGTCCGAGATCGTCGACCCGAAGGCAGAGGTAGACGGCGCGGGCGAAACGCCTCCCGCAGGCAGCACCGAACCGACGCCCCCGGAAGGCGACCCGTCGCCCGGTGTCGCCGAGCTGCAGGAAATCCGCGAGGAGGTAGCAGAAATCCGCGACATGGTCGAAAAGCTCATGGGTGCGATTGAATCTACCAAATCCGACGTGAAGGCCATGAAGCAGGCTCCGGCCGCTTCGTCGGCGCACGAGGAATTCAAGAACCTCACTCCCGGCAAGACCGGTGATTCGCGGCTCGACCATCTGGCCGCAGTCGTAGGCGCGAAAAAGTAACCAAAAAACAGCAGACAACATGGCAACGAACAACATCATTGCAACGTCGCTCCCCGAGTACGTGGAGCAGAACAAACTGCCGCTGATCAACATGGTTGTATTCGGCGGCCGCACCATCGGTATGATGACCAAGCAGACGGGCATCAAGACCAAGGCAGCCATCAACTACCTGGATACCGACCCGGTATTCCAGGAGGGACAGGGCTGCGGATTCACTGCACAGGGCACCGCAACGCTGACCCAGCGTGAGATTGAGACGGGACTGATCAAGGTGAACATGGACTTCTGTCCCGACACCCTGCTGGGTAAATACGCCGAGTACCTCGTGCGCATCGGCGCCAACAGCGAAGAGCTGCCCTTCGAGCAGTACCTGATGGAGAACATCATCAGCCACATCAACGCGAAGATGGAGAAGGCCGTATGGCAGGGTGACACCGCGTCCGAAGATAACGACCTGAAGCACTTCGACGGGTTGATCAAGATCGCCACGGACGAATCGGATGTCGTAGACGTGGCCATCGCCAATGGCACCACGGCCTACGACGCCATCAAGCAGGTTTACATGGCCATCCCCGAGGAGATCATCGAGCGCAGCGACGTCTACATCTTCGTCTCTCCGGAGCTGTTCCGTCAGTTCACGCAGGAGATGGTGGAGAAGAACTACTACCACTACTCCGGCCCGCAGAACGAGACGCCCCGCGAGTTCATCTTCCCCGGCACCAACGTCCGCGTAACGAGTGCGCTCGGCCTCGCCGGAAAGCAGAACATCCTGGCGACGTACCGCGAGAACATGTTCTACGGCTGCGACGTCGAGAGCGACAAGGAGGAGATTAAGTTGTGGTTCTCGGACGACGACGACGTCTTCAAGCTGAAGGTCAAGTGGAACGCGGGAACGCAGTTCGCATTCCCCGACCGCGTGGTACTCGGAACCATCGCCGAGGAATAAGAAACCAGGTCCGGGCGGGCTTCGGTTCGCTCGGACCATAAACTTCAAGAAAATGACATGTTCGCAAACTTTTAACGGTATCCCCTACGATTGCGCCTCGACCATGGGCGGCATTCGTGAAGTCTATATCGCCAACTACGACGACGTCGAGACCGTGTCCGCAGAGGATGATCAGATCTCCGCCATCACAATGGCCGCGGAGAAGAAGTTCAAGAAGTATCTTTTCCGCAAGGGCACCAGCAGCATGACGTCTACGCTGAATGTCGACCAGGCAAACGGTGTGAACTACGTCAGCACCGACCTGGTCATGCTGTTCAGCAAGATGGAGACGGCGAAGCGCACCGAGATCAACGCAATGGCCACGGGCGAAATGGCCGTCATCGTCAAGGACAACAACGGCAAATTCTGGTATCTCGGCTACGACGAGCCGGTGATGGCCAGCGCCGGAGACGGGCAGACCGGGACGGCGCCGTCGGACGCCAACCGGTACAGCATCACGCTGCAGGACCAGTCGCGCGCCTTTCCTTACGAGGTGGAGGCGTCGGTCATCGAGACTATCGTCGATTAACCAACAACCATCCGGGGCGCATCGACAACCGGTGCGCCCTTTTTTCTGAAACATGAAACTGACGCAAGAAGAAATAGCAATCGTATCGAAGTGGGAGATGAATCTCCGCACGGCGGTCCGGTCGAAGTACCTCCGGCACGTGGGGCGCATGGCCATTGAGACGATGGTGCCTATCTACGAGCGGGCGACGGGTTACCACATTCGCGTGAACAGCAACTGCGGGGCCTGCGTTCTTGACTTCCTGCAGCGGATTGGCACTATCTACTTCGCGGATCTCGAAGAGATGGAAGCGGCCAAAAACGCACAGCCGGAGACCGAGGCGCCCAAGCGCCGAACGAAAAGGAAAAAGCAATGATCTACGCCAAGCAGACATCCGACGTCCAGACGCTCTACATCCCGCGCAACATGTTCATGACGCAGGCCGGGGTGTTCGTCCTCTCCGTGAAGAATACGGTGGGGCTTGATCGCATGGGTATCAAGCCGGACGGCGTTGTGCTCGGCCCGCTGTACTACGAGGTGACCGTGTCATTCCCGGATGGCATGACGGAGGGCGAATACGAGTACGAGCTCACGCAGGGAGGGTGTCTGATGGCTTCAGGTCTTATGATTGTGGGCGATTGCGACGATTCAAGGTCTGAATTCGCTCAATCAATTCAATACAAGCAGTATGGCAGATGACAAGAAGAAAATATCGCTGTCCTTCGCAGCTCTGAGCCCGTACATTGAGCAGCCGATCATCTCACCCAGGGAAGAGAAATATCCCGGCCGGGAGTTCATCCAGTGGGGTGATCGCAACGCATACCCCGACTACCTCGAAGACCTTTGCGAGAATGTCGCATCCCTGCAGAGCATCATCGACGGGTCGGCCGACTATGTATGCGGCGAGCAGGTCAACGTGTCGAGGACCTTGCAGGGCCAGTACATGAACCGGAAGAAGCAGACGGCCGACGACCTTGTCCGGGATCTGGCCATCTCGTTCTTCACATACGGAGGGTTCGCCGTGCAGGTGATCCGCAGTCAGAGCGGAGATATTGCCGAGCTGTACGCCATGGACATGAAGAATCTGCGCTGCGACAAGGACAACGAGGTGTTCTACTACTCCGAGACGTGGAATCGTCGCTTCTCCATGGTCAAGACGCTCGTGTATCCGAAGTTCATCCCGGATGCGAGAAGCGTCCCGTCCTCTGTGCTGTTCGTCAAGAACACGGCATACCACACCTACCCGCGGCCCAAGTATGCCGCCTGCCTCAAAGCCTGCGAGATCGAGAGAAGCATCGACGAATATCACCTGAACTCCATCAACAACGGGTTCATGGGATCAGTCCTTGTGAACTTCAATAACGGAGCCCCCACGGACGAGGAGCAGGAGGAGGTCGAGAAGGGCATCAACGAGAAGTTCGCCGGTAAGAACAACGCTGGGCGTATCATCATTGCATACAACGACACGAAGGAGAACGCCACGACGATCGAGAGCATCGACGTGCCCGATTACGGCGATCGCTACGACTCCCTCGCCAAACGAAGCCGTCAGCAGATCTTCACGGCCTTCCGGGCCAACCCGAATCTGTTCGGCATCCCGACGGAGAACCTGGGATTCTCGCAGGAGGAGTACGACGCCGCCTTCAGACTTTACAACCGGACGCAGATCATGCCGGTGCAGAAGCTCATCTGCAGATCCATCGGCAAAATCTTCGGCGACCAGAACTATATGACGATTGAACCTTTTACACTTGCGCAAAATGGCAGAAGTTCTACTGACATCTGAGGAGTTCGTGAAGAGCATCTCGAACATCAGCGACAACCTCGCCGGGAAGTATATGCTGCCGGCTATCCGCGAGGCGCAGGAGATCAACCTCCGGGAGATCCTCGGCGATGCCCTCACGGACAAACTGAAGGAGATCGTGGGATTGGGGCAGGTCAATAATTCCGAGAACACGATATACAAGGAGCTAATCGAGGTCTCGCAATACTTCCTCGCCTATCAGACGATCGCGGGGCTGCCCTACAAGGTGGGATACAAGATCGGGAACATCGGTGTGGCAAAGACTACCGACACCAACGTGCAGGGCAGTACGATTGCCGAGATCTCGAACATCCAGAAATACTACCAGAGCAAAGCGGACTTCTACGCGGCCAAGATCCAGCGCTTCGCCCTGGAACACTATACGCAGCTCCCGGAGCTGACGCAGAACGACTGCTATCACATTAGAAAGAACCTTCACAGCTCCGCAACGTGCAGCATCTGGCTGGGCGGTGCTAGGGGCAAAATATACGGAAAGAAATGACGCTCGAAGAAACAATCCGCACGCTTGAAGCCATCGCCCTGCAACAGCAGAGCGTGGCGATGGTCATCGACAACGACATCTTCAAGCTCAACACCATCCCCAATGCCAAATATGCGGTGTTCGCTTACACGCAGGGCGAGCATCTGACCAGCGTTAGCGGGGATCTGGCGACATACCGGCTGACCCTGTTCTATGTCGACCGCCTGCTGGCCGACAAGAGCAATCAGACGCAGATTCAAAGCACGGGGACGCAGGTGCTCCGCAATATCCTGACGATGATGTCGGAGCTGGACTTCCAGGTAGACAATATGCCGATCCAGCCCTTCACCCAGCAGTTCGTAGACGAATGCGCCGGAGTGTACTGCTCGGTGGCTATCGGAGCCGCCAATGGCTGCGAGTGTATGCCGGGATTCACCGAGGTCCTCCGCAAATTGAATGCGGCGATTGATAAGGCCAATGAGGCTGCAGACCGGGCAAGCGCTCTTTCCGACAATCCCCCCAAAATCGTCGAGGTAGAGGGCGTTCAATACTGGGCATTCTGGAACGAAGCAACGAAGCAGTATGTCACTTCCGAATATCCGGCTCGTGGCGAGAAGGGAGACAAAGGCGACCCTGGCGAGGACGCCGCAATCACGGGCGCCACGGCATCGGTAGGGTCGGGAGTAGGAAATCCGACGGTGGAGGTCACGACGGGCGGCACACCGCAGGCCCGAACGTTCGATTTCGTGTTCGACGGCATCACCCCCGCCATCACGGCAGACGCTGAGGGCATGATATACTCCAACGGCACGCAGGTGACGGACGTCATCAAGACGGCGGTAGGTCTCGCCACGACGGCCACGGGAAATGCCAACAATGCGGCATCCGACGCCAACGAGGTTGCAACCAATCCGCCCAAGATCGTGGAGGTAGACGGCATGGCCTATTGGGCGTTCTACGACCTTGAAACGCAGCAGTACGTGACCTCGCAGTACCGGGCCGACGACGGCACCATCGTGCAGCAGGTCGAGGGCGCGGATGTCTCGCTGGATGTTGTGGGCGGAACGATGTACGTCTGCGGCGAGCTGACTTCGCTGACAATTGCGAGCGTCGATAACTCGACGAAGCCGTCAATCATCCGCTTCACGTCGGGTGCTACGGCTACGCAGTTCTCCTACCCGGAGAATTTCAATATAACAGGTTGGACGAAACCCGAGGAAAACAGGAATTACACCATCTGCATCTTGTTCGGTGCGGGCAACATGACCTACGATGAATAGCCTGCTGTATTACTACAACAACGTGCAGAAGATGGCCGCCTACCGGCAGGCCAAGCGGATGCAGC